TCAAACCAGCATGGCTGACCTGCAAGCATTGCAATTTGCCAAAGACGAGCACGGGAATAGGAAAATGAGTTCTGATCCCGAGTATGCAAGAATGGTGCGCCAGAAGATGGCAGACGCATATCCCGGTGAGAACATTATAACCGTAGGATAGGATCAGGGGCGGGAGAGGCCCTACCCTCTCCCGTTGATCCCCTGAAGTGAACAATTATAAACCAATAAGGTAGGGATCATGTCATTTACACAACAGAGTTTTGCAACTGTAGGTGCTCAATCTACAGACACGCCAAATCTATACAGTTATAAATCTACAGACTCCCTTTCTATCGTCCTTGTGGCTGGTTATTTTGTTGCTAAACAATTCCAGCTAGAAGAAGGCGACTTCATTTTATCTCAACTATCAGACTTCAATGGATTTCTTGAAGTAGACGAAACTAGCCAGGGGGTTAAAATTGTGACCGATAATCTACAGAAGACAGCATATGGTGAGTTGGCAACAGCTCAGCTACGGCCCGAAATACAGATAAGTGCCGAGTACAATTCCACAGGCTTTGTTGATCAGATTGCAACAGGCGGAAGCACTACAGGAGCCACAGGTGGTGAGTATTTTGGCACTGTCGGCACTGGCGCCACCGATATAGCCGCTATCTTCTCTAAAACACAAATCATACCTAGTCACGGCCAAGGCTCGCTGTTTAGGTTCTCTGCCCGATTCGATGCTGGCGTTGCTAGTAGTCGTATGCTTGCAGGCGCTGCTACAGCTAGCGATGCTATTGCGTTTGGCTATGAAGAAGCTGTGTTCGGCACATTCTACACTCACGGCGGCGCTGTAGTTGTTTACGAGCTTCAGGTCACAGGAGCAGCAGCAGGCGGTGAGAGCGCGACTGTTACAATAAACGGCACAGGGTATACGGTGCCTTTGACGGCGGGAACGGTAAACCACAACGCCTCAGAGATAGCGACATCGCTAAACGCACAAGTCCCTCTGTATAATTTCTCGCAAGTTGACGACCTTGTGGTATTACGCTCTATCCTTGCCGCGCCAGAAACAGGTGCTTTTACATTCTCTAGCGCGACTGCCACCGGCACATTCACACAGATAGCGGCTGGCGTCATGCCGGATAGGGACTTCACACCGCAGACCAGCTGGAACGTAGACACAAAGACCGACCTTGACCCATCAAAAACAAACTATTACAGCATCCGCCATAACGGTGATATAGAGTATTATATTCAAGATGGGGCCACCGGTACTGAGGTATTGGTTCACCAGCAGGAATTACCCAACGCGCTAAGCGCGCCCGTCTTTGGTAATTCATCATTCAGGATGGTGTGGTCGGTTTCAAACTTCGGCAACACTACCCCTATCACAATTAGCGGATCGCATGGAGCGGCCTTTATTGAGGGTTTGGGTAAATTTACACCCTCATCTTTATCTGAAGAGAGTGATGCCACTGGTATCGGTACGACGCTAACTAATATCTTGACCGTTAGAGTGCGTGAGGTTTTCGGGACACAAGTTAATCTAGGCAGGGTTATTCCGCTCGCGGCGTCGGCATTCTCGACCGGGACAAAAGGTACTGAGATTGAGATTATTTGTGATGCTACATTTTCAGGCGAGACAGATTACACCTATGAGAATGAAGACGAGTCTATTGTGGAGATAGACACCACAGCCAACACCATAACGGGCGGCGAATTGCTCAGCTCCAAGGTTTTTCTTGCTGATGCTGAGGTTGATCTTTTCATTCTTAATGATCGCATTCAGTCTGGCAGTACGCTGACTTTGGCAATGCGAGTTATTCAGACGCCTACAGCAGATATGGGAGCAGCATTAGTTTGGCGAGAAGAGTTCTAGCGCCTTAGTTTGCATCTACTAACACACCGTATATAATACATACATCCTACCGATAACCTCCAGGGGCCGGTGTCACGGATAATTATTAAGTTAATTACAGTGACGCGCCCCAATTTGGTCAAGCGCTAACTGAAACGGCATTTGTTCAAATCATTCTGGAGGGACTACCATGTCCAAGAATCTAACGAATAGTGCTGTCATTGAATTTGACAGCGAAGTTAAACATGAATACCAAGGCATGAAGACGTTGCGCGATTGCGTATCTGTACGTACTAATGTTACTGGTGTTTCCTATCAATTCGCTCGTATGGGTAAAGGTCTAGCAAACCAGAAAGCCACGCAAGCCGATGTTACACCGATGGATATTGACCACGCTCGTCAGACCGCGACCATGCAAAACTGGAACGCGCCTGAGTACACCGATATCTTCGACCAAGCCGAAGTGAACTTTGATGAGAAAACTGAACTAGCTAAAGCCATTGCTAAAGCGATTGGCCGCCGTGAAGATCAGATTATCATCGATACTGTTGCAGGCATTACTTACGCCACCACTAACGATGGCGATGCTGATACCGGCTTTAGTAATACTGTTGCTACCAACTTCACTCTTGATACCATCCGCACCGCTAAGGCGCATCACGATGATATCGAAGCTGAATCTGAAGGCCGCTTTATTTGTGTTCGAGCCGCTGCATTACAGAAGCTATTGGAAGATAGCACTGTTACTAGCACTGACTTCAACACTGTACGCGCCTTGGTTAATGGTGAGCTAAACACGTTCATGGGCTTTGAGTTTAAAGTCATTGGATCGCGCACTGAGGGTGGATTGCCCGGTGCTGCTGCTGTTCGTCAAGCCTTTACTTGGCAGAAAACAGCTGTTGGTCTTGCTATTGGTATTGACCTCAAAACCACAATCGATTGGGTTGCTCAGAAGACCTCATGGCTAGCTAACGGCATTTATAAAGCCGGTGCTGTTGCTCGTGAGCCTCAAGGCATCACTCGAATCATCTATGACGAAACTGCATAAGGAGGTCTATCATGGCTTTTTCTCCAAGTACTTTTCTACCACTATCAGCACAAGCTAACTCCAATGCTTCACGGGCGTTTGTGTATAACTCTGGCGATAATACAGCGACTGTAGGCGGAGCTAATTACTTCGATGCAGCTGCTGATCCTGCTGGTGGCTTAGGTCTAAAGACTGACGACTATATTTTCTGTACTCAAAGCGATGGCACTGATGTATATCAGGTGTCTGTCTCTGCGGGTGTAGTTACATTAGCGTTATCTGTAGCCTTTATCTAAAGATCCACTGCTGACTTATCGTTAGTTACCTCACCCTTAACGGGGTGGGGCTTTTTTACAAGAGGAAGACCAATGGCAACCGACATTGATATATCAAGTAACGCGTTGCAAATGATTGGCGCTACCTCTATAAGCTCCTTCACTGATCCTGGTGCGGGTGCTGCTGTAGCTGCTGCGTTGTATGAGCCATTGCTAGAGGCCATGCTGACCACTAACTACTGGCGTTTTACTATTAAGCAGCAACAGCTTAACCGGCTATCTGCTGCCCCTTTGAATGGCTTTCAGTATGCCTTTCAGATACCCACTGACTCACTGAAGATTGAACGGGTCGATCCTCGTTCTCCTTATAATATCTTTGAGGATAAGCTGTACTCTAATCAAACGGCTATTGAGGTGGATTATGTTTATCGCCCACCTACTTCAGCCTTTCCGTCTTATTTCGTTATAGCGCTTACTTACCTGCTGGCTAGTGAGTTCTCGCTGTCTGTGACTGATGACCCGCAGAAGAATGCTATGTACGCACAAAAGCATCTAGCAGCCTTAGCTTCTGCCTTTGCAGCCGATGCCCAGCAATACCCACAAACCCCAATACAGGATCAGCCCTTTACTGATGTTCGCAATGGCGGGAGCTTCTTTTAATGGCAAAGGTTTGGAATCCTATAAGCTCATTCAACCGGGGCCAGTTAGACCCTCGGCTAGTCGGTCGTAAAGACTTACAAGCTTATTATGCTGGAATGGCTATTGGGCAGAACGTCACTACTTTGGTGCAAGGTGGGGTAAGGCGCAGGAATGGAACCGAGTTTTTAGCATCAAGCGCAAACAATGGCCGTATCTTTAATTTCTCATTCTCAACTGAAGTTAACTACTGCTTAGTGTTTACTAATCTACAGGTCGAGGTGTTTAAGGATGGTGTTTCTCAAGTCACTGTCGTCACGCCTTACACGTTAGCCCAGGTGCAAGAACTTGATTATATTCAATCTGCCGATACTGCCTTATTGTTTCATGCTGATGTAGCCTCTAGAACGCTATCTAGGACGAATGACACTACCTGGTCACTAGATACTATCAGCTTCGATAATATCCCTCAGTACGACTTTAACGACGCCTCAAGCCCTACGCCTACTACTGAAGTTCAGCAGGCCACCTTCACCAATACCAATGAGGGTGATCGTTATAGAATCTCGCTAGAGGGCATTCTTACTGATGAGATTGTATTTGCTGGTGATGATGCAACCAATGCCGAGAATATCAGGGTAGCTCTGATCGATTTATTTAATACCGGTGGTGAGGGTTCAATCACTGTTGCTGCGGTATCGACCTTTGTATTCGATGTTAGCTTTTCAGGTGATAGCGCTAAAGACTGGGACTTGATGACCTTTACGCCGGTGTTAGTCCAGTCAACTACCTTTGAAGTGAATATCACCGAGACCACACCGGGCGTATCCAGGGCTGAGGACGTATGGTCTGCCACTAGAGGCTGGCCACAGACGGCCACCTTTCATGAGGCTAGGCTATGGTTAGGTGGAACTACTGGTAGACCCGCTACAATATGGGGATCGAAGGTTAATCAGTTCTTTGACTTCAGAGCTGGCAAGGCCCGTGATGATGAAAGCATAGCTGTAACTCTAGACACTGACCAAGTAAACGCCATTACCGGGATATTCAGCAACCGGACATTGCAGGTATTTACTTCAGGCGGTGAATTTACCGTACCT